ATCACAATTACGTAGTTACAGTTGACGTTGCTCGTGGTGTGGGTAACGACTATTCTGCATTTACTGTTATTGACATAACAACCTTCCCACATCAATTAGTGGCAAAGTATAGGAATAATGAGATTAAACCTATGCTATTCCCTTCAATTATTTGTGATGTTGCTAAGAATTATAATAATGCTTACATTTTATGTGAAGTAAATGATGTGGGGGATCAAGTTGCATCTATTCTTAATTATGACTTGGAATATGAAAATGTTCTCATGTGTTCTATGAGAGGTAGAGCAGGTCAAGTTGTTGGTCAGGGATTCTCTGGTAAAAAGACTCAACTTGGAGTCAAGATGTCTAAGACTGTTAAAAAGGTTGGATGTTTAAACTTAAAAACTTTAATTGAATCAGATAAGATAATATTCAAGGATTATGAGATTATTGCTGAATTAACAACCTTTATTCAAAAGAGTAATTCATTTGAAGCAGAGGATGGATGTAATGATGACCTTGCAATGTGTCTGGTCATATATGCATGGTTAGTTGAGCAGGATTACTTTAAAGAGATAACTGATCAGGATGTTCGTAGAAGACTTTACGAAGAACAAAAAAATCAAATAGAGCAAGATATGGCTCCATTTGGATTTATTGAGAATGGTCTAGATGAGGATAGTTTTGTAGATAATACGGGAGACAGGTGGTATACAGATGAGTATGGTGACATGGCTTACATGTGGGAGTATAGGTAGTAAGCTATTCTAAAGTTATATTTTAATAAATATCTCTAGAACAAAACTGAGAATTTTTGGAGACATAGAACATGGCAACTCCTCAATTATCTCCTGGTGTACTAACTAGAGAAGTTGACTTAACCGTCGGTAGAGCGGAAAACGTTCTTGACAATATTGGAGGTATCGCAGGACCTTTTGAAATTGGACCTGTATCAGAACCTATTGATATTGCCACAGAGCAAGACCTTATCAGTACATTTGGAAAACCCTATGATACCGATGCTCAATATGAGTACTGGATGTCAGCATCGCAGTACCTCTCATACGGTGGTGTTCTTAAGGTAATTAGATCGGATGACGAAAATCTAGCAAACGGTAACGTTGGTGTTGGTACTTCATCTGTATCAAGTACAAAGATTAAAAACTTTGACGACTATAATACAAACTTCTTGGATGCAAATCCAAACTTCTATTATGCTGCTAAGAACCCTGGACAATGGTCAAATGGTCTAAAAGTCTGCTACATAGACGACATGGCAGATCAGGTTATTGGTATTGCTACGACAGCAGTATCCAATATGGGTGCTCAAGTTGGATATGGTGTTACAGTTGATATTAGTGGTCAAGTCGTTCCAGGAGCGGGTACTACTGAAGTCTTTAACGGATATCTAAAAGGAGTCATCACAGAGTTAGTTGATGGACCTGATACAGGGATAAGTGTTCTCAATATTAAAGTTCGTTCTCGTGTCTCAACTGGTGGTACACAACCAGGTAGAGAATACTATGTAAATTATGCAGAAGGTAGTAAGTATGCATCCTTCTTAAAAGATCAAAGACTTACAATACTTGACTCTGACGGCGATGTTGTATCACCCGAAGACTCAATAGAAACTATTGGTATTACCACTTCTAGTGCAATTCAAGGTCAACAAGACCAGACTTACACTGGAGTTGGTGGTACAACTGGTGGCGGGGGTGCTGGTGCAACATTCACTATTGTACGTAATAGTACAGATGGTAATGTTGCTAGTGCAACCATCGTAAATGCTGGTGTTGGATACACAGTTGGAGATACTGTATCTATCGCTGGTACATCAGTAGGTGGTTATGACCTAAGTCAAGGTACAGTAAGTACTGTTGGTTTAACCACATTTACATCTGTTCCATCTGCTTCAAGTGGTACTTACACTAACCTAACAGGTACAAGTGCTGAAGGTACTGGAGCAGTCTTTACCATCTTCAGAGATGCAACTGGTGGTATTGGAACCGTCTCACTAACAAGTCCTGGATCTGCATATGGTGTTGGTACAACAATCACCGTTAGTGGAGCAGGTATTGGTGGTACAGCAATTACGGATGACGTAAAATTAAGCGTAACTGCACTGAATAATGACGAAATTGTTCTTACAACTCAGACAACTAACTCTAGAGTTTTAGTCTCTGGTGTTGATGATTGGTACAATTCACGTAAATTGAACCTAGACAACTCAACGATATACTGGAATAGCATCGCACCTAAACCAGGAACATCAAACTATGCTGCTCAAAGGGGTGGACGAAATGATGAGATGCACGTCGTTGTTGTTGATGATTCAGGTTCACTAACAGGTATTCAAGGAAATATCCTTGAGAAGCATCTAAGTTTGTCTAAAGCAAAGGATGCTGTATCTGAAGCAAATGCTCCTCAGAAGACATGGTACAAGTCTTATCTTGCAAACTTCTCGGATTATATCTACGCTGGTTCTAACCAGAGTACTGCTAATGATACATTCCATCAATCATATCCTGTAGGTACTTACTTCCAAGGTGGAAACAGAGTTTATGATGATGCTGATAGACCAACGTTATGGTATCCACTACAAAGATATCAAACGACTTGGGATAGAAATGCTGAAGGTAATACCTTTAGTTCGATTGGTGATCAAACTTATAGACTTGGTTCTGGTCAGAATTATACAAACGGTGGTGGACTCAAAGCAGAATTAGGAGATCTAATTGGTGCATACAACCTGTTTGATAATAAGGATGAGGTTCAAGTAGACTATCTGTTGATGGGACCATCTGCAGATAACCTTGCACAGTCTCAAGCAAAAGCAAATAAACTAATTGCTGTTGCAGATTCTAGAAAAGATTGTGTTGCTTGTTTATCACCACATAAAGGAACAGTAGTTAATATTACTGATCCTATTACTCAAACTGGAAACATTGTTGAGTTCTTTGGACCACTGACATCTTCATCTTATGCAATCTTTGATAGTGGTTATAAGTACACTTACGACAGATTTAATAACAAGTTCCGTTATCTTCCATGCAACCCCGATATTGCTGGATTGATGTGTCGTACTAACCTAGTTGCCTATCCTTGGTTCTCACCTGCTGGACAGCAAAGAGGTAATATTAAGAATGCTATTAAACTAGCATACAACCCAACTAAGTCTCAAAGAGACATACTTTATTCCAACAGGATTAACTCAATTATCAATACTCCTGGAACAGGAATCATCCTATTCGGTGATAAGACTGCATTATCTTATGCTTCTGCCTTTGATAGAATTAACGTTCGTCGTTTATTCTTGACAGTTGAGCAAGCATTAGAGAGAGCAGCACAAGCACAACTCTTTGAGTTTAACGATCAGATTACGAGGGCAAACTTCGTTAATATCGTTGAACCTTATCTACGAGATGTCCAAGCGAAGCGAGGTATCTATGATTACCTAGTAATTTGCGATGAGACTAACAACACTCCAGATATCATTGATAATAATGAGTTCCGAGCAGACATCTTCCTGAAGCCTGCGAAGTCGATCAACTACATCACACTGACCTTCGTTGCTACCCGTACTGGTGTTAGCTTTGAAGAAGTTGCTGGTAGAGTTTGACCCACTGGATGATTAAATAACTAAGGAGGATCAAAACCAATGGCAAGAGAAATCAGGAACATCACCGACTTTAAGGCAAAGTTATTAGGTGGTGCAGCAAGACCAAATTTATTTGAAGTATCAATTCCAACATTCCCATCCTTCGTAACTGGATGGGATGACGATACATTCAGTTTTTTATGTAAGGCAGCAGCTTTACCTGCTTCCAACATCGCTCAAATTGACGTACCATTCCGAGGTCGTATTTTAAAGGTTGCTGGAGACAGAACCTTCGACACATGGACTGTTACTGTAATTAATGATGAAGACTTTAAACTAAGGACTTCATTCGAGCTATGGATGAACCAAATGAGTAAGTTGGATAATGCTACTGGAGCAACCAACCCATCATCTTATATGACAGATGCTTATGTTTATCAGTTAGGTAGAGGACAGCAGAAGTTCTCCACTGAGAATACTGATGCAGATAGTACTGTTCCTTTAAGAACTTATAGGTTCTATGACATCTTCCCAACGAATGTATCTCAGATAGATCTTTCATACGATACTTCTGACACAATCGAAGAATATACCGTTGAATTCCAAGTCCAATACTGGCAAGCTGAAGCAACTGACCAAACTGGCACTGCTGTGGTATAATAAATAATACCAACAGAAGTATTAGATAGTTGTAATGGCCAAGTTGTTTGGATTCTCTATAGAGGATAACGAAAAGAAATCCCCTGGTGTAGTGTCCCCCATACCTCAGTCAAATGAGGATGGGGTTGATCACTATTTGACCAGTGGATTTTTTGGTTCTTATGTAGATATTGAAGGTGTATATAAGACGGAATATGATCTCATTAAGAGATATAGAGAGATGGCACTTCACCCAGAGTGTGATGGTGCTATTGAAGATATTGTAAATGAAGCAATAGTTAGTGATTTAAATGATAGTCCTGTTCAGATAGACTTAGATAATTTAAATGCTGGAGATAGTTTAAAGAAAAAGATTAGAGAAGAATTTAAAACTATATTAGAACTTCTAGACTTTGATAAGAAATCACATGAGATTTATAGAAATTGGTATGTTGATGGAAGATTATATTACCATAAAGTAATTGACTTAAAGAATCCTCATGATGGAATTCAAGAGTTGAGGTATATTGATGCATTGAAGATGCGTTATGTTCGTGAATCAATTACTAAAAAGGATAAGAATGGTGGAGTACAACAGAATGATGGGCGTGATAATCCAATGGATTCTCCGTTCCCCAATATTAAGGAGTATTTTGTATATAATCCAAAACAACAAGTAGCACCTTATGGTGGTCAACCAGGTAAAGGATCTGGTGGTGGAATTAAATTTGCAAGAGATGCAATTACATATTGCACTTCTGGATTAGTTGATAGAAATAAAGGTACAACATTATCCTATCTACACAAAGCAATTAAGTCTCTTAATCAACTTAGAATGATTGAGGATTCTCTTGTTATCTACAGATTATCAAGAGCACCTGAAAGAAGAATATTCTACATTGATGTTGGTAACCTTCCTAAGATGAAGGCAGAACAATATCTACGTGACGTTATGATGCGTTATCGTAATAAGTTGGTATATGATGCCAGCACTGGTGAGATCCGTGATGACAAGAAGTTTATGTCCATGTTGGAAGACTTCTGGTTACCCCGTAGAGAAGGTGGTAGAGGAACTGAGATTACTACACTACCAGGTGGACAGAACTTAGGTGAACTATCAGATATTAAGTACTTCCAGAGTAAACTCTATAGATCCTTAAACGTACCTGAGTCTAGACAAGGTGGTGAAGGTGGGTTTAACCTTGGAAGATCTTCAGAGATCCTTAGAGATGAACTTAAGTTTACTAAATTTGTAGGTAGACTACGTAAGAGATTCTCTAGAATGTTCAACGATATGTTGAAGACACAATGTTTACTTAAGAACCTAGTATCACCAGAAGATTGGGAAAAATTGGAAGAGCATATTCAATATGACTTCTTATATGATAATCACTTCTCTGAACTGAAGGAAGCAGAACTAATGACAGAGAGATT